GAGATATCATTAGATTAATGCCAGACATCGGGTCATCACCTGATTTGCGAATATCCGTCCGCAGGGCATATATTTTACCTTTAAGGTAAAAATGTCCAACCTCCCAAGAAGTTCCAGAATCAGCATCCGGACCGTCACAGATAGCAATCATCATCTTTGATTTTAAAAGATTTTCCAAGTTTCTGTCAAATATTTCTTTTATTGAACCGACAGGATATCTTTGCGGCAGGAATACTTTAAAACCAATAAATTCCAATTCTCTGGTCATTTGGAGATTAAACGATGTTTCTGCCTGCGTAAAGAGTGGTCCGGCGAAATAAATATCCCATTTGATTTGACGGCCTTTATACCATTGACGGCTCCGGTATTTTAACCACATCATCGAGTTTTCCGACCAAATTTGCGTTTGAGAACCATTCCAGGAGTCTTTTTCTTTTCCAGTTCCTGTGCAGGTTTTACCCCGCAGGCATCCGTGCGACCCATACGGCATTGGATTTTTGCAGGGTCAATATAGACATGGCAGGCTTCGTAAGGAATCATCCCCTGCGGCGGTGCAAAATCAAAAATTTTCGTGCATCCGGCACAGGCTTCAACTATCGGTTGGTGTATCTGATTCATTTTCTTCATCTCCCTTATAATTTTGAATTTCAATTTCATCCATAAAAGTATTATACTCGATATATTAAAATTTGTCACAAGAAAAGCGGAATAAAGACGCTTTGCGACTCTATCCCGCTGTTTTTATACAACTATGATGATTACAAACCTCTGCGTGGGAGGTTACTTGGTTAACAATTTACCCTGCTGTGCACTTGCAGGACGCGCCCTCAATTAACTTCTTTTATCGATTCTGGCCAGACGCCGCTAAATAGCTTTTTCATCTGAATATCCAGAGTGAATTTTCTTGCACTTTTTGCTTTGCATTATAGCGGCCTCACAGGATAATAAAGTTCAATTTTATCAACCTGATATGTGACATCAAGGTCAATCAAAATCTGGTCTAAATCGTCCGTTCCTGCGAAGGCAATGACGATTTCGCCGTGGTTATAAGCGGCATCCGACCCGATACTTGCTGGACCTGCATCTTGGATGTCAACACCGATGGCTCCAGGGCTTGCTCCGATTTGACTGATACCCAACCGGAGTGCTGTCGGGCGTTTCCATGTTGCCCATGTCGACCCCGTCAAAGCGGCCAGTTGCAGGTCAAATGTTGCCCCGTTATCCTTCGGTAACCAATGGTCTCCGACCCACGTTCCGTTGGTGGCGGTGATTTCCCAATGCCGTGGCAGGGTGACGTCTCTCCATCCAAAAGGATTAAAATCCAATTTTGATTCGTAAATCTCATCCCGCAATGTCGTTCCGGCAATGATAAAGGCACTGACGTCCCGTTTATTATAATCTGGTTTGACTTGCCTGAAGGCGGCTCGTCTCTCGGAACCGAATGGCATTTTGTCTCCCAAATCGACCCAGTTTATTCCGTCTTCGGTGACATAAACTTTGCGGCTTGCACCGGAAGCGGTCTCTCCGCCGACCAAATACATCCGGTCACCCATCGGAATCAATGTGGCATCCCTGACTTCAGGCGACATATCGGTGCCTTCTTCGGCCCAGTCGGTGAGCAAATCGGTTGTGGAATACATTTTCTTCGAGTATGCACCGGCTGTGGTAATGCCACCGGCGACCCAAAATCTGCCGTTCCATGAGGCCATTGCAAAGGCCATAAGCGGTGCGGGTAAAATATCGACCCCGACCTGTGCCCAAGTTCCACCGGGCAAATCGGCATCCGCACTCTTGTAAACTTTTTCCAGAGGAGTTGTTCCATCGGTTGTCCCGCCGACCTGATATAATTCACCGGCGTAAACAACAACTTTATGCTTATGAACGGCGGCGGTCAAATCTTTACCACCAACCCAATTGATACCATCGATGGAAGAGATAACAGTGGCCATAACGGTGCCTGTATCATCCAACCCGCCGACTAATACCATTTTTCCATTGAAAATGGCGGCGTCCCCTTCGGTAAATCCAGCATGCATCACGTCCGGCGTAATTGCAAGGGGATTCGGTGTAACCTTTTCCCAAAGATAAGCGGTTTTTGATTTATAGACTTTATTGTTTAATACATTTTCGAATTCTTGGCCTCCGAAAATCCATATAAAGCCATTATAACTGAGAGGGACATAACTTTCCAGTCCCTTCGTTCTAAGGCTTGCAAATTTATCCCATTTTTGTGCAAACATATGTTTTATCTCCTTATTTTTTGAACATTTTTGACATTTTGAAAATCCAGCTTGCTTGGTCTGGACTGAAGCTTTTTTCCTTATCGTAATAATCTTTTATACCGACAGCCATTTTAAACATATCTTTGCCTGTGGCGTCATTTCGTCCCTTCAGACTGCCGATAATCGCCTTTAAAGTTCCAAGGGCGTTTTCAGTTGACCCCTCAGTTAATTTACCTTTACCTAATAAAGATGCAGCTTTTGCATGGTCGCCTTTTGCCATTGCATCCATAACTTCCTTGATTCTCTTCGAACCTGCATTTTTGAGGGCTTTTAAAACAGCATCAACAAATGAAGATTCCTTAGCTTCGGTCAATTTTGCGGCGGCTTTATGTGCATCACGTGCATTTTTAAAGACATTTTCCATATGAGCAAGCGTTCTCAATTGCTTTTTATGGATATCGGAATATTTATTATCGCCGATGCCGGATACTTTGTAACTGCCAAAGCCGGGCTTTTCGCCATATGTTTCCATATGCGCCAGAGTTTGGATATCAGACCATTTCTCACGTGCCGATGCTATTATTTTCTCCAGAGCACTGGCTTGACTTTTATGGTTTTTAAAACCAAGTTTTGCGACAATCCGGCCCCGTTGTTTATCGGTCAGGGCGGAAGTGTTGACTGATACCTTGGAAATATTGAGCTTTTTAAAGCCGAAATCCTTTTTATCAAACTGCGTTTGATATTTCATGAACCAATCAAAGGCTTTGCTCGGTATCCCCTTGATTTTATTTGTATATTGGCTCGGTAATGCGGCTTCATTTAAAGGTGCTGACTCCCATAATCCAAATATAGCGGCTTCGGCCTTTACCTTCTGGCCGGTTTTACCGGTTTTTAATGCGTTCCAGTCTTTCGCCTTCATCATCACAAGGGAACCTTTACCACCTGACCCCTGAAAATTTAAAATAACAGTCGATCCACCTTCGATAAGTTCGATGGTGCCTTTATCACGACCTTCAATCAGATAATCTCCAAAAGGTTCTGGCTCCGGCTCTGGCTCCGGCGTTAAACTATCATACATATCCTGAAAGGAAAACTTCCTTGACGGCGTAAAATTAAATTTCTTCATTGCGGCCTCTTATTTATTGATAAACGTCCGTTTGCGTTTGCCGGTTGCAGTTTTGCCCCGTTTGCCCAGTCGTTTTTGCTTTTTCTTAAACCGTTTGAACTTGGCGGTTTTTCTCGTCCGGCGACCTTCGATTTTCTTTTTGGCTTTAACTTTCCGAAATTCGCGAGCGGCCTTCCGCCGTTTCACTGGGTCTCGGCGGACTCGTTTGGCAGGCGGTGCTTCATTTATTTCGATGGATTCGGCCACATACCATTTGCCACCTTTTTTAAATTTGACACCGGATTTGATAACGTCACCGGCCATACCGATACGAACAACTCCAGGTTTGGCTTCGTGTTCGATGCTATCATTCGCCTTCAGGGTGACGTCACCCTTATCGGTTTTGATTTTAAGGGCGGCTTCAGCTAAATCCTCATCCTCATCACCGGCAACGATTTCAATTATTTCGATATATTCGTCCACCAAATCATCCGGCACGTTATCCTCATCGAGTGCCATAATAAAATCGAACATTTTATTGCAGAGTTGGGCTTCCTCTAAAACCTCATCCTCATCGATAAAACTGTCATCAAATTCATTGGCTTCGTAAAATTCTTTGAAATCTTTCATTTAAATACTCCTATTTGATTTATATATAACTATTTACCAGTTCACTGGATTGAAATGTTCAGCGAACGTGTACAACTCTAAAAATGAACGATAACATCCGAACCGTTATCGTGCAGAATGCATTTATATGTCACATTTTCCCGTGGAGCACTCGGTTACTTCCTCATCCACTTCAGTATAAGCCTGCTCCTTTTGCAAATATTCCCCGGCCTGCCTTTTGGTAATCGGCACCAATATCTGCCCCTTTTTAGATCCATCCACGTAACAGGTTGTCCCCTTTAAGTCCCGCATATACTGTAATAAAAGGTAACTCAGGCGGTCTGATTTTGTCCCCTTCGGTAAATTAAGCGTTTTTGATACGGCACCATCCACATATTTTTGGATGGCGACCTGTGTTTCCAAATGGTCTTCGGGCTTAAGGTCTGCAGAATCAACAAACCAGTCCGGCGTTGCTTCTTTATTTTCGATTATTTTTTGGAAAATTTCATGGACATAGGCCCGTTTCCCGACCTCATCATTGCGAATATATGCCTTATAAGTTAATGGTTCCGCCGACCCCGTGACTTCCGCCAACAAAGAAATCGTCCCCGTTGGTGCGATGGCTTGCATTGTTACATTTCGGATACCAAACTTTTTAATATCCATTCTGGTCTGGTTAGGTAATTGGCGCACAAAATTGGCCTTACTGTACAACATCGGGTCAAATTTTGGGAAGGCACCCTTCTCTGCTGATAATTTAATTGATGCCTCATATGCGTAATCACGGATATTTCTCATCAGCTTTTCAATTTCTAAAACGGCTTCCTCCGACCCATACCGAAGTTTTTTGGCGAATAAATACTCGGCCAGTCCCATAATGCCGATACCTATGCGGCGAGATTCAAATGCTTTCCGTTTTATACCGGGAATATGGTCCGGATATTTATTGACTTGGATGATATTATCCAAAAATCGAACGGCCAGATGCACGGTTTGCTCCATTAACTGCCAATTGGTATTGACGTGGCCGGTAATTAAATTCGGCAAAACAAGCGACCCCAAGCAACAAACTCCATCGTCTCCAAGGGGAACTTCCCCACAGGGATTTGGTGCAATAATCGGGTCAAAATAATAAGAGTTGTTGCTCCGCAGATTATCCCAGTTTATCAGTCCAGGTTCCGCATATTTTACGGCATTATTCATCATCAAATCCCATAAATCTTTGGCCCGAACGGTATTATACACTTTCTGGTTAAAATGCAAATCCCAGTTGGAATCAGTCTCCACTGCATCCAAGAAATCTTCGGTTACCCCGACTGATATATTAAAATTATTTAACAGTCCGTCCACGATTTTGGAATTGATAAACTTAAAGATATCGGGATGGCTTACAACCATCAAAGCAAGGGCGGCGGCTCGTCTTGCTCCCCCTGTTTTAATGGTTTGAGCGAAGGCGTTATATCCGGTCAAAAATGATATGGGTCCGGACGATTCTCCGCCTTTTTGCATTATAGGTGCATCCTCCGGCCTCATAAAAGAGGCGTTAAAGCCAACTCCGCCGCCTTCTGCCCATAAAATCATGGCATCAGCTCCGGTGTATGCAATGCTTTCAATGGTATCTTCAATATTTTTGGCATAACAATTGAATAAAGTTCCACGGGGCCGGCCCATATTTCTCAAAATACGTCCCGCAGAAAGGAAATGCATATTGTATATCATTTCGGAGAATTTTTTGGTATAAAGCTGTTGGTTTTCGTATGTTGTTTCAACGGCGGCGGCACCTTGTCCAACTCGCATTGATAATCTTTCCCAATTTTCATGTTCATTGATAAAATACCGATTCTTTACAATCACTTGTGCCTTCGGTTTGAGCATTGGTGATTCCTTTCTATTTGGAATAAGTAAAGCCGGACAGCTTGCTTATAGCAGTTGCAACCACTCCGGCTTGCATTATACTATGATTTGTTTAAATTAGTCAATTTCAATTACCTCAAAGTCGGAAATATGAAATAATTTCCCTTCACAGAAAATGATGTCGAATTTTGTATCTTCGAGTTGGATACATTCGGGGATATAAGTTTGTTTTCCATCTAAAAAGCAATTATACGGTGACCCATATTGGCACCTTATTTGGTCCATATATTCGGTAAATTCGTCAGAAAATATCGGCCCGTCACCATAATCATAAGACTCCAACATGATAATATCTGTGCCCCGCTTAACCCGCTTTGAACCTTTTGGGAAAAACGTGACGACCACGAAATGCTTTTTATTATCTATCTTTTTAAAATCCTTCCGGTATGCAATAATCATGCCTTGATTAAGGCTTTTTGAGAAGAATAAAAATTCTGGATTATTTAAATTAGTATAGGCCGGTCCCATTGATAAATATTTATCAATCATCCGGCGAAAAAACCCTTGTATCTCTTTATCGGAATATGAATTCCTTTCTCCCATCCTTTGTGCGGCGTGGTTGGTATCGATAACCCACCTTCCGCCGTGCTTAAAAATATATTCAAGGCTTTGTCCATTCCGTTCAAATTGCAAACCTGGACCCTTCGGTAAAAGTGGTTTGACCAATTTTGGTTTGGTCGGCCTTGGCTTATCCTTTTTGAGTCGTCTGACGATGTCGGGATTTGCAGTGCGGATTATACGAGCAGGTTCAGCCTCTAAAAGTTCTCGAAATTTATTGACCACGGATGCCTCTTTTTTTTTTTGAATACCCTAATGGGTATAATATCCCACATTAAGGGCGAATATTGGCTTAATGGTCCTTTAAAGCAACATTAAGCGGCCATATGGTCCCTATAAGGACCATTTGAAAAATGTGTGGGTGACCTCTTTCGGAGAGCAACCGGAGAGCATCACCCTTGGAAAGATATGAGCAGGACTTCCAGAGAATTAGCATTCCATCACCTTCTCCCGCCTAATACCAGTGGGTTTGTGGTTACTCATACCCTGTTTTTATTTACCCGTTTCAAACATTTCAGGGAAAACATTTCGATACATTATTTCCGGTGTCGGCACCATAGTTGGCATCGTTATTGGAAACCACATAATTAGGCAGACCTCCGATTGATAAAGAAATCCCCCGTTGGATGCATATGACATTTGTCCGGCCAGAGATTTATAAGCCTTGGCTGGATATAAAGAGAATTCTTTATCCTCTTTATTTAATAGACCATAAATCCAAAACCATCCTTCTTCCTGCGGCCAGTCCCACGTCCATTTTGCAGTTGGTCTGCCTTGTGGCGGCGGCTTTATTGGCCTCTTGGCTGTTTTGGGCGGGTCTTTCCGATTGCACCGTGTCTTCCCTTCCGTCAATTTGGATGGCATCATATACATACTTAATAATCTCCATCAGCGAGCAAAACTGCCCGTTTGCCGTTTTTGATTTCGGTGACCGTTACAGATTTACGAATCCCTCCGTTCTCCCATACATTATCATGGTATAAACTCTCCGATATATCTCTTACTTTTTCTTTGAACATTTTGTCGGCCTCAGTGCGGTCTTCGGCACGGACATACATAAATGCTCCAATATAATATCCCGAAAAATCATAAATATAAGTTCTCATTGTAAAAATACCTCCCGTTCCTTTTGATAAAACATGCTTGCCATTTTTCCCGAAGTTTTAAGGTGCAAGTATCATAAAGCGTTCTGCCAAAAAATGAAATGGAATAACATCCACCACCTTGATATCGGGCGTTTCTGGAAAACTTATCCATCATCTGGTCTTCTGTAAATCCATCTGTTTTCATCATTTCTCCTTGTTAGCGAATGGAGTGGCCGGATTTGATACCGACTGAGTCGGGTGACCCCACCCAAAAATTGTACAAAGTGGTTTCGATCACGGAGATATGCCCTTATCCCCTGCCCTTCTCTTCCCCATGTGGCGTCCTTTCTCAGATATAAAAATCCAATACTAAGCATGGCACTCCAAGGCGTTAAATTATATTACATAAAAGTTTGGCGGCGGCGTCATAAACGTCCCGTCCGGTGCGAGCTATTTCCATTCCAACGGCGGTGTATTCTTTTTCATCTTTGGCTTTAATTACGGTGCAAAGTTTTTCTGCCCAGTCGGGATGCAATACATCCCATTGTCTCATTCCACATTCCTTGGTGGTTTGGTCGGTAACTTCCTTGATTGTAAATTGCCCGTCCAAGTTGCTTATGCAGAATTTGCCGTCTCTGGCGTTGATGGCGAGCGTGACCGTTTTGCCCATCCAATTATCGGCATTGACATTCATATAAGTCATCATATCCGATAGGCCAAGTTCTCGTTGCAAAAACTTATGCAGACCCCGTGATATGGCCTCATCAATTTCCAAAACATTGAGATGATAAGCGTGGTCGGTTCCCCGAATCTTTACCTGAAAACCTGCGGGATTCCGCATATAGGTTTTCTGATAGGCTTCGACAACAATTTTTGACCCGTCAATATTAAAGGTCTCGGCCTTGCGGCCATGTTTTACATTTGCCCCTATCATAATTTACACCTCATATTTATTTATCAGGTTGATGATGGTATTTCGGTTCGACCGAATTTTTTCATTCATCTGCCAAAATTCATTTTCATATTTGGCGTTCAGCTCTTTTAAATCGGCGTCAAATTTCTTTTGGATTTTTTCCATTTCAACCGATGCCAGTTGGATGTTGCTTTCTCGGCAACTAATCTCATCGGCGGTGCCAAACATATCCGTCAACAGCCCCATCCCACCTTTTTTATATAAGGCGGCGATTTCGTTTTTGCCTTTGGTATCGGAAATCATCGGATGAAAATTATAAACCGTCTGGATGGTATTCCAATCATCCTCATCGATGCTTTCGTATTTTAGGCCGGTTGCTTTGCAAAATTCATCTCTATTCATTTCAAAATCTCCCGTTGGTTTGTTGACCGTTTCTTTCCATTCTATAACCTATATCGGCATTTGTCAACAAAACTTTAGGTTTATTTTCACTATTTTTAAAATAAACATCGTCCAACCAATAGTCGAAATTTCTCAGACTGAGATGATAAAGTTCCATATAATAGGCGGCTGATTCTTGGAAATCCATTAAAATAAATCCAAGATTTTGATTTCATTGAATGCACCTTTTTTATTTCCTATATATTGGAGCATATGGGCGATAACATCTACCGTCCAACCGTTTCCAATCATCCGATATCTCTGCGTGGCGGATACTCCGTCAGTGTAATTATCCGGCACGGTCTGCAACCTTTCGCATTCCATCGGCGTTAATTTACGAAAATGTATATTATTTAAATCCTCATCCCCGACCAACAACCCCAATTTATTCCGTTTGAGCATCGATTTGACATTCTCTTTATACATTGTCGAAAGGATGCACTGGGATTTATCAAGGACAATATGCTCCTTTGTGAAGCCGGACGTGGTCAAGCAATTGACTTTATCATCGTCTCTGGTGACCAATTCTTTATCCCGCCGTGGCGAGTAATCGACCCCATATGCCTGTTTAAATTTGCGGCGGATGCGTTTGGCGGACTCTGTCCGGCGTTCCGTAAAGACGACCTGTCGGCGATTTTTTGTAAGGTGTCCCTTCAGGTTTGTGCCTTTGAAATAATTGGCATCCAAGCAAAATGATTTATCTCTATCAACGACTCCGGCCTCAAGCACATCGACCAATTTGATACCTTTATCTTTTGGTTGCTTGTCGGTCAGGTTTGTCCAATAATATCGTTGGCGATTTTGGGCGGATACCAATGCGGAGTTTATCAATATGGGCTCGACCCCAAGCTCTCGAGATATAATATCCCGCCATTCCTTTTTCATTTTGACGTTTTCAAACAGGAAATATTTGGGTTTTACCTTATTAAATATCCGCACAAATTCCCAAAAGAGACCGGACTTGCCTTTAAAACCAGAGTGGTCTCCGGCGTTGGAAAAGGATTGACAAGGCGAACCTCCCATCAATAAACCAATCGGCGGCAATGAGTCTGTATTCAGACTGGTGATATCCCCAAGCTGAAGTGTATCGGGATAATTTTTTAGCGTGATTTCGATAGCATACTGGTCAATCTCACTGGCAAAATAATGGTCGTATTTTATACCGGCTCGTTCCAGTGCGATTTGCCCACAGCTCATGCCATCAAAAAGGCTTAAAACATTGAACATTTTTTACCACTCCTTACATAAAAATTAATGGTAAACTGTCAGCGGCAGAGGGGCACATAACATACATAAAAATAAGTGCGACAGCCATAGCAAATAGAGCAATATAATCTCCGAACATTTTATTCTCCTTTATCCCTGCCCATCAATCGGCGGGTCACCTTTCATATCGACCAAGAATTCCAACCCTTTTTCTTGGCGAAGAACTATCGGTTGGCAAAGAGCACAAATAGTTGCATATCCGAAAATAACTCCGGTGTTGCATTTGGGACAAAATTCATCCTCTTTTAAACCGTTTTCTTTTCCGTTTTTCAATAACATGATTTACCTCAAAATCATTTCGTTTGGAAATTTAATTCCTTTCGTGTCCACTCCCGATTGAAATACTGGATTATGCCGTCAGTGGTCATTACGTTGAAGGCTTTTACAGAATTGTCATCGTTGCATTTTACAACGGTGCCTTCCAGTCCCTCATTTACTCCGTGGGCATAAACGTAATCACCGACCTGCACAACGTTGCCAAATTTATCTTCAAAATTTTTTCTGATTTTTCTTTTGCCCATGATATTTACCTCTCTTAATTTTAGGTTTGCGCAGGGATACTTGACACATCCCTTAAGATGCATCGCCACCCTTCGCCGCCCTCTCCCTGCGGCTTTTTCGCCGTGATGCCGGTTGGTTTTTCTTCCCTATACCCCACCGTTTTCGGCTTTTGGGAATCTCCTAAAAAGTCGTGCTTGCAATCACGGTCAGAAAGGAGCAGGTACTTTTCCAAATTGTATTTTTAAGCAGAGCGTTCACGATTCTGGTGGCTTATTAGGCACATCCAGATGGAAGATGCTCAAAATTTTACCGACATCACAAAAATTTTTATGCGGCTTTGGCTTCGAAATATTCCACGTTGCCATTGCCGTCAAAATCGTATGCCCATCCTTGGCCTTTGCACCAAGACCCGATGTGCTTATCGGTGCGATTGTCGTAATATAACCAAACAACCGTTCCATCTTGTTCAACGTGCTTCGATTTATATACGTGTTTGGTCGGGTCAAGGCCTGATTTTTCTTCGACCAAGGTCATCAATTTGTGCTCATATTTGGCCTTGCTTATGTGTTGTTTAAATTGGAATTTCATATTACCCATGATATTAAATTCTCCTATATGTTGACGTTTTCTTCTCATTCTATAACCTATATCGGCCTTTGTCAACAAAACTTTAGGTTTATTTTAAAAAATATCAGATAAATTCGTTTCCTTGCACATTTTGAAAACCGTGCCCATTTTGGTATAAATGTTTTTAATAACCGATAAAAACGTTTTTTCAAATTGCAAATCCCAGTCCACATATTTAACTGCCTCTTCGGGGATGCGGCGGATAAAACCTATCACGTTTTCATCGAATATGTTTGGTTTTGTTAGGTAAACGAACTTGATTTTCTCCCCGCTGTTTATCTGCGGCCATCCATCAATATTTCTGATATGGTTATTGTATACGATAGCGGCACGGACGCCGATGGGAGTTTTGGTCGTATATGATAAATCACCATTCTTTTTCTCGACCAAGAATCTATCAATATTATTGGCAGACCGTGGGAAGGCGATATCGATTACATCATATGATTTGAATTTGGCCTTTTGCTCTTTTACAAAATCCAGGAGTTTTGATTCATCATCTAATAAAATTCCAATCGATTCCTTTAAGGCATCCCTGATAACTTTTGGCGTGGAAGACCGGACAACCTCAATCCCCTTGACCTTCAATTTCGGCACCGGATATGTAACTCCCTCATCCCATATGACGTTGAGGGCATAATGCTTTTTTGAAGTCCATAAGGCGTTAGTAATCGTTTTCTCATGGTTCATAAACATCCGGTTCTCATTGGCGTTGACATATTTTGCAAGGTCTTCATATCCGTCCGAAAGTATCGGTTGGATAACTTTGGCCACGAAAGTATTGACCTGCTTTACTAATTCAACATCGGTAATCCCTTCATTTCGAAGGCGGATTTGGTTAACCACATATTTGACCGATATGTAAAGTGAATCGGTATCCCCATAAATTAATTCCCATCGATACTTTTTGCGATTCGGATGTTCCATTACTCGCTTTGCAGCCCATTTTAAAGCCAATTGAGAGGAGAGGGTGATGGCAGATGCAAGGCGGACATCATAATACCGGAAATGGATATTACCCATTGCGCCATACTCGGAGTTCATTAAAATCTTCATGGCCATCTGATAATTGTGCTTCGTGGATATTTCCTTTTCAAAAACTGCCCACTGCTTTTTTAAATCGTCCGGACCTTTATAATCCTTGAACTCCGTTTTGACTTCGATACCGTTTTTATTTTTCCATTCCTGAAGCTTTTGCTTCCACTTAATCATCTTTTCCTTAGCCACGACTCTATCACTATAAATCCCCCGCAAAAGACCCGGCACGATGCCTTCCTTATCCTTGCGGAAAAAGCACCCGTTTGCGGCCATAATTGCATCTTCTGGTGCGACAAATTCTTCGTTTAAATAGCGGTCATCCAAATCCATCGTGATATCGATTTGAGTCCGCATATCATCAATCAAAGACTCCGGTGAGATATTGTATTGTTGCTGCACGTGCGGATACAAAGATTTTAAATCGACTGCTATCAGCCAGTCGTGAATTTTGGTTTCCGGCTTGTAAACATAGCCACCCGCATATTCCTCTTTCTCCCCAGTGTGCTTCGGCGGAATCATTATGTTTTTCTTTTTCAGGGTGTTGTAAAATATCGAATCCCAAACTCCAACCGTCCCCAAGGTATCAACGAAGTTGGTTTTGGAAAAATAAGCGATGGTGCAAGTTAGGTCAATTAAACCTAACTTCTGGTCGAGCAAGTCCATTAATTCAACGTCCCATATATTATAATCGATGTATTTTTGCGGGTCTTTTACCCACATATCATGCAGAGTATCATATTCCGAATAATCCAACTTCGTATCACCCAGTTCTTGGGATGCGATATAATCAAGACTATACATTTCCCGTGGCGTATAGACAAACTTTTTATACATGAGTTGGAAATCGAGCAGGGGAATGCCTTCCATTTTTGAAAAATAATCAATTATCCTGCCGGATATTGGGTCAACCTTTTTCTTGCAGGTTGTAAATCCAAAGGGCGAAAATCCGTTCATATATTCCTTGCCCATGACGAATTTGCCCCGCTTGATGATATAGGGGAAGTCAAACATCTTGGAGTAAAATCCAACGAGCATATCCGGCTTCTCTTTGCGGACGACCTGCCGGAGTCGTTTAAATATGGTCTCCTCATCTTGGCATAGGTAAAACTTGACTTTGCTCAAATCAATCCACGTCCCCTTTTCATCTTTTAGGCACGTCTTTTTGGGGTCCCATGCTTTGGTTGACATAACAAAATAACGGTTCCCCCGCATATCCTTTAATGATATCGATGTGATTTCCCTGTCGGCCTCATCTACTTTGGCAAAGCCTTCGGATGAATCAATTTCAATATCAATCAAAAATGGCCGGACTTTTGATAGGTCGTAATCAACTTCATCTGGATAATTTTCACCAAGGAATTGATACTCCTCTTTCATTGTGCCGTAAAAATCGACCTCCTCATATTCATCGATGAAGTTTCGATATTTGGCAATGCTGTCAAATCGCTTCCATTGCAGGGGATTCCCATAAATATCCGTGTATTGATATTCTTTATCGGGGTCTGGCGATCGGACCATCTTCCCCAACATCGGTTGAAATGGAATCTTTTCTTCATGGCGGACACCGGCCTCATCATAATAGACGTGCAAAACCAATCCATTATCATCACGGGACTGGCCAACATAGGTGTAAAATTTTGACATTTACTTTCCTTTTTTCCAGAGTTTAAATTTCATTAAGCCAAATTTTCCTTGAACCACATTGGCTTTAATTATACCACAAATCTCTTCCTTTGACATACCGTTCTCAATCATTTTATTGACGTCTTTTCCATATCGTTTATATTTATATGGTATCAGGCATAACTTGAAACCGGCTCTTAAAACTTTGTCAATTCGCGCACACATTTCTTTATTACGTGGCTCATTGTCATAGCAAAATATGTATTTATCCTTTGAAGCCAAATCCAGGAGATATTTTAAATCCAAATCTGCTCCCCCGAAGGCGATGGCATTGGGCATAAAAATTGAATCAAATGCTCCCTCAAATACCAGAATGGTTTTATAGGCATCCAACCGTTCAAGGCCGAAAACCTTTTTATGGGCGTCATCAAATTTAATTGTGATATACCGCAGGCCGGTCTTTTGTAACGAGCGTCCCTGCACGGCAAATATCTGGCGGTGTTGGGTATAGAATGGAATGACAATCCGTGGGTCGGACTCCATTACATTTTTAAATTTATCCGGTATTATGGAGTTGATATACTCTTGGAAATTATCTGTCCAATAAAAATAACGCATATACCTCATGGGCAACTGCCGGTTGGCAAAATACTTAACGGCTTCGTGGTCGTCCGGTAATTTGCATAATTTCTGCAGGTTGAGGCGGCGTTTTTGGTTCTCGGAAGTGTCCTCTTCGACTTCGGTCTGCACCAATTCAGGGCGGGTCTGTCGTTTGGTTTTGAATAAAATTTTGGTGTATTCTTTGGCAACCGAAGGAAAGTGCTCTCTTAAAAATTCTAATATGGGTTTTGAGTATCCACAATTATGGCAGTGATAAGTGATTTTTGTGCCATTGATTAAAATCCAGCCCCGTTTTTTGGTCTCGGATTTTAAGCTGTCCCCGCAAACCACACAGCGGAAGTTCCAATGGTCTCCCTTCTTTTCAAGCAAGGGGAGTGGTAATTGATGGATAATGTTTTCAATCATTCAGTCTTTCGAACTGCGGCGAGTCTCTTATCCAGTTCCCGTTTTAGAATGAGGCACTGGCCATAGGTAAATTTCCGAATTTCTTTACCTATATCATCGACTCGTTCATTGGTTATGGTCTTTTTGACCTTTAATTTAGGGATGATTTTCGTCCCTTTATCTCTTGACGATTTGAGATTTCTGTTTTTCATTATTATACTCCGTTAATTGATTTTTGTCATATTTCAATTATATCCGGTCCGAACTCGATATTGAGAATCGGCTCAAATGTATTATAATCACAGGTGTCGATTTCAGCCTTTCTGAAAATCAGCCGGGCTTGTTTGGTGAAGTCGGCATCGTGATATTTATCCGAAAAATATACCACCTTTTTTATACCGGCCTGCACGATTACTTGAGCGCAGATGTTGCAGGGATATAAAGTGCAATAAATGGAAGAACCTTCGACCGGCCCCGTGGCATTTAAAACGGCATTGACCTCTGCATGAACCACGAACGGATATTTAGTGCCGGCCCATCCATCCCCTTCCCGTTCCCACGTGAAATCATTTTTGCACCCATTGACGAAGCCATTATATCCCATCCCGACAACTCGACCTTTTCGGTTTGCGATGCAGGCACCGACCTGCGTGGACGGGTCTTTGCTCCGGCGAGCAGACAAAAAGGCCAAGCTCATAAAATAATTCCATTTTGATATTGCTGTCATTATCTCTCCTTAAAAAAACTTATCAATAGATTTTGCCAATTTTCTCATTCGGTTATGTCCGAAATATTCTGTCAAAAGCTGATAATTACCTTTTTTCTCCGGCTCATCGTCATAGGATTTTAAACATCCTTCCCAAACTCGGTCCGGAATAGTATGTTTTGACAACCGGATTAACCGTTTATTACGTTTAAAATTACTAAGCAGTCCCTCTTGTTTGATGTATTCCTCAAGTCCCTGCTCCAGTATTTTATCAATTGTTTTGGGACCGCAGGCTTTTTGTCGCTTGCCATCGGTGATAAATGTATCAGAATCTGACCGAATGTTTGGAACATCATCCCCCGCATCTCCGCCGATAACATGTTTTATCAGAAAGACTCTTGGATTTGGGCATTTTATCCATTTCCAGTCGTGCGTATCCCACAGCTTTACCCCTGAATTCAAGAGTTGTTTAAAATCTTTATCCCGTGACGCGATGATAATTTCGGATGCCGTATTTTGTAAATGGTATACCAACACGGCGATTATATCGTCTGCTTCAGCCCATTGTGCCTGCACAACTTTAAACGGGAAGTATTTTCGCAGGTCTTCCTTGATTTCATCGATAACTTCCACAAACTCGGAATAATTTAGCTTGGATTTCTTTCGAGTAATCTCCCGCCGTGCCTTGTAATATTTGAAATATTTTTTACGCCAGGAATATGAGTCGAAGCAAATAACCATTTCTGTCGGCTGATGCTTTACTTTTAAACGCTGAAGGGAGTTCAGCATAAGATATTTCCAGTGGGTCTGCACCTGCTTGGGCGTGTAAGTTGAATCCTTGGTAATTTTGATATTAGTGTGAAATGTTGCCCATGCAATATTGCTGAAATCGACCAATAATATTCGTTTTAAAACCATGTTGATGATACTCTCCGTTTATCACAAGATTCTTCGGGATCTATTGGCTTATTTTTAACAAATTTGTCACAAATTTTCGGCATAAACTTATGCGTAATCGAGCAGGCTTTTAAATCCTGCCAATAATTTATGCAAGTCGTGCATCCAATATGTCTTTCATCCGCCATAGCGAGTCGACTCGAATGACATTTCTTTCTAATTGTTCTTTGCGGCCACGGTTACAAGGTGAATCAAATAAAAACGAGATATCCAATATTTCAGATAAATGCTGTGCGGTCTTCCATCTGTCATCCACATAATATATAATACCTAATCGCATCAACTCCAGTTTCTTTTGCTTTGAATCGGCGACAAAATGTATTTCATAAGGAAAATCAAAAACCTTCTCGCACCATAATTTTGTAACCTGCATTACAGCATCGGAAGGTTCCCGTGCGGTGATGATAGTGATATCACCATATTTTTCATAAATGGCTTTTAAGGCTTCAATTGATTCATGTATGGGCGGACAGATGTGTTGATATTGAGTGATGGCAACTGCTATTTCCTTCCACCACCAATCTTCATAAAACTCTGATTTTTTGAGGTCAAATTCAAAATTATAGTGGTCTTTTTCAGCCTCTATATTGACCCCAAACATATCCCAAAAATGTCCACGGAATATATGATAGACGTCTGATATCACCCCGTCAAAATCAAAGGCACTGCCATAATTTTTCTTTAACATTTCAATCTCCTTAGTTTATAATAATTATATAACAAATTGCCAAATTTGACAAAAATTATGGATAAAATAAACTTATTTTGCCGTCTTTCCCTCTTTGCCGGACATCCACGTGCAACCAAGAAATATTCATCTCCAATCCACCAACCAAACCCCATATTTCTTCATTTTGATGGTCGATAATTTCATCTCGGATTAAATCTGGATGAATATCTTTGGCTATTAAATCTGCGGCTCGACCAAAACGGTGCTGACTGAGCGTTGCCCCGACCCCACAATTCGGCGGTCTAAATCCACGATATTGGCTCGTGCCGGCCCACGACCAATCATTTATGGTCATAGGTCCGAAGGCGGTCCGGATGGTATCGATTACAATAAGCAGTCGCTCATCAAAAACGGTCTGCCAGAACCAATTATCCCCACGGGATTTATATTTATTATAGATATTTTTCGGCACCAACTCAACGGCCTTAAAGTGCGTTGGTATGTATAAACCTGAACCGGGCATTTTAAACTCCTTTATGCGGCTTTTTTGGATAATGTGGTCCCATTTAAAATCCTTTATGTGGTCTCTTTAACCACTCCGGTCCCTTAGGACCCCGTTTGCTATTTGCTATTCGCAAATTAAACTCCGCCTTTATCTTTTTTGTTCATTTAGGCCACCAATCCATCCCGCGCCATTTACATGTCCCACCTCTTCTTGGCGGACGTGGTGATTTGTCGTCAGTCCATTCCATTTTTGGTGGTCGTGGTGTTTTAGTTATTTTTACTTTACTATACATTTTAAAATCCTTTACAGTCACTGTCCTGGTTTATAGTTTAAATCTTCGGGTGTTATTTTAAATTTTTTGGATATTGCGGACCAGAATGCACTGACTCCGAGTTCTCCGTCATAATTGGTATTTTGGACGTGGTATCCAACCATTTCTGACCAACTGCGGCTATATGGCTTCCCACCTGCGGCTCTAAATTCTTTCATGCTATCATAATAATCATCGATGTGCTTTTTATATAATTTATGCCACGTGGCAAATTTTTTATTACGGAATGCCCAACTGAGAGAAAGCTGTACCATCGGAGTCGGATACATCCCATCTGGCAACTTTCCCTCTAAAAATTGTTTAAATGTTTTCATTTGCTATTTGCGAACTGCGAATCATCTTCCAGGCCAATTAAGCTTCATTTATTTTTACCTTGATTTTACCTTTTTATCTAATTTTCCCATAACTGTATTTACCCCTTAAATCTTTTTCTTTCTTAACCAAGGCACCCTTGCGGCGGCGGTCACATTATATGCCTCAAGCATCGGGTCAATTTTATATCCATCAAAATCATCAGCGTGTTGCAGGTCGATTTTAATGCCGTGGATTCCATCCTTATCAACCAAGAAACAATTTTGACTGGCACGAGAGGATAATTGTAATTGGTTATCCGAATAGGCGTTTGCCCCGCAGACTCCTCCGGACCGTGCAAAAAGGTCGGTGATTCTTGCGGTATGGAAGTGGCCGAAAAGGACATAATTGCACGTTCTACCTTGCAGATAATCCGACCATTTACCTTTAAGGCGTTGTATCTGGCTCGACCCCTGCGACATTTTGATTTGATGGCCGTGGATAAGCAGGATGGTATGGCCCATAACTTCAATCGGCTGTTCTATTGGACTCCCATCAATAAATTTGATTCCAGGCTTTTGATAAAACATCATCCGCAACATTTCATGGATGATAAAATCGTAATTGTCGGTCTGCATAATCTCGGATGAACCCATTTCCTTGTTCATTCGAGATTCGTTGCCGGTGACCATATAGATTTTCAGGTTGTAAGTTTGATTCAGGTCGATAAGGACTTGCTTCAGTATCATTGCGGCTAACACGGAGGCTTTGGCACGGTTTGTTGCGGCATTCATTACCTCATCAAGGCGGCGGTCTGAGTTGAGCATATCTCCGGTAAAACAGATATGAACGGTTTTAATATCATGAGAATCAAAAAATTTACGTGCCCGGACAACATATTTCTGCAACCGTTGGGCGGCGATTTTAAAGTCGAATGTGTTAAAAGGCAATTCGACCAGTTCGTTGAAGTGTATATCCGATATTTGAAAAACACCTTCAGTCTCGCCATTCCAATCGGCGTGGACATAGGTATTAAAATCGGCGTATCGACCTTCCTCCCGCAGGAGTTGAGCGATTTCTTCATACAGAGACCCTGTGGTATTATGATATCGGATTTCTTCTCGAAAATGTTTTCGCTCGACCCGCAAGGAATCCCTTGCTTTTTGCAAAGAGGCCTGCACTTTATATCGCAGATTTTTGCTTTGGTAATTTTTAGGAGCTTCGATATCCAATGAAAACTGACGTTTCGTTTTGTTTATCCAGTCGGGAGAGCATCCCAACAGGTCAGCTATTTCGGCGGTGTCGTCAAGTCCCTGTCGGATTAAGCTAATAATTTCTGATTGTAAAAAAGTCATTCCCTCTCGATATTCTTCCGGCTTTCTGGTTTCCATAAAGGTCTCCTGTTAAATTTGAATTAGTGGAGTTTTTATTCGTTTTCTTGTAATATTTGATACATGGTCTTCGGAGCATTTTCCTTTATGCCCCGGTCACGGCGAAAGTTTGAGAAACACATCGCCAGAGACTGTTTACGTTCCGCCTCATCGGTTAAATCCTTTTCCTTACTGCGGAACTTCATACACTTTTCAACGTAACCCTTTTCGCTGTCTTTTGGGTCAACTTTTGGTAATGGCATATATTATACCACCTTTTAATCGATATAGTCAAGTATTCCGATTTCAACGGCTTTATTTACATCAAACCAAGACGTTTTTGCTTCCATGTCTTCCCATTTTTCATAATCAATATTTGAATGCCTGACCAGTTTATTTAAATATAGGCGTTGCAATAAGTCCATCAATGCCGTTTGTGACCGGATTTGACTTGCAGTTTCCCGTCCCGGCCATTTCCAAAGTGCGGCCTCATGAACCATGAATATCGTTGCCTCTGTAGCATGGGTCTCATCACAAGCAGCAAAAACTGGAACCGCCGCCGATGCAATGATACCAGTGGCATGGGCAATAAATTTAAATCCACGTTTTTGATATTTTTCAATTTGATCGGCCAGTGCGAGACCAGAAAAAGCATCGCCACCGGGAGAATCGATAAATATAACAACATCTCGAATTGAAGTTTTAGTTTCTAAATAAATTAAGTCATTCCATGTTCTGGTTACATCAGCCACAGATAGGCCGGAGAATATTTTAATATATGCTTTATCACCGGCAGTGGAAGATAATTGGGATAATTTCATTTCGGGGTTTTGAACTTCCATTGACTTATGGATTTTATTCCCCTCTTTAATTTTTATCAGGGCTTTACCTTCACCGACATTTTCGATGGTTATTTTTACTTCTACTTCTTGTGGTGGCATAGGCGTCCGGTCTAACTGTTGTCCGGCACATCCCCAAATTAAAAAGACTGATAATAGAAAAATTATTATGAGATGTGGTAATGGTTTCATGATATCTCCTTAATCTAAGTTCATTTTTACTAATATTTTGAGATGACTAATTATATCATCAATTTCCTTTTCCGTCATATTTTTCTCGATGGATGCTTTTACCGCTTGCTCGACCTCAGATAATTCGGACTCCCTCTTCAATAAAAATGCGGCCACTAAAATGCCTAATAAGCGGCTGTCCGGCACGACCTTTATTAAAAGGCGTTTAAGTTTGCGGACGAATCCCTTTAATCCACCAAGTGCATCTCGGTCTGGTTGATTTTCTGGTTTGCGAAGGAGATTGCCTTTCTCGTCAATTAAACCTTTTTCAAAGGCTTTCCATTTTGTGAAAGGTTTGGCGAGCATGGCGGCGAATGTAATCGCCAAGAGTTTATTGAATGCACCCATATATTTTACCCCTTTAAAAGGTGGCTGTGCTTTTTCTTACCGGCTGTTTGAACCTCTGCCCCGACTATATTGTGAGTGTGGTCGGGATGGCCTTTGGGCAGGGTTTTGGTCGTTTTCCCATCACCTTCATCATCCAAAACGGCCTCATGCCAATGTCCATCGGAGGATTTTTCCGTGATTGTTTTTGTTTTCTCGGCGAAATATTGCTTGAAAGTTCTGCTCCCATCGCCAGGATCGGATTCAAACGTGGCTTTGACAGGAGACTCACCGAATGACATTCCCCGCTTTTTCATTTCGGCATTGATATCCTTTACCCATCTCTGGACCTCGGCCTTATTATCCTTATTCCACTTTTTATTTTCAATTTCTCCGGCAACATCGGCCAGTTGGTCATCATCAAGTTTTTTAAGCTGACCTTTTTTAACCATATCCAGTGCTTTACCTTCCGATAAATCACTTTCATTGAGAGTCTGTTGGGCTCTGATGAAAATCTTCGTGGATTTTTTAAAGGCTTCATATGCCTTATCCATTTGGTTCCAAGCTTTCATCATATTTTTTCGTTGGTCACCGGCTTCATCAGAGACCATTTCAGTATGTGCCATCCAGTCGTCCATACTTTCCTCAAGTTCGGCAAACTCTTCCCGCATTGTCATTGATAGTTTCTTGGCCATTATTTTTCCTTTTTAGCGACAGAATTAGAAAATCCTGTCATGCTATCTTTTAATTTTTTGGCATCGGCGACCATCTTTTTAAACTCTTTAGATGCGCCGGGTATTTTTTTGAGAATATCTTCCCCATCATTGATATAAAATTCGATATCATCAATAAGAAAGCCGGTCTGCTGTTCTAATTCTTTAGATACTTTCAAACCCTTTTCCAATATTTCCTTAAAGCTCTTCATAGTTTAGCTCGTGCTTGCTATAAATTTGACTTTATCTTTAGGTAACTCAGCCAGAGACGGGTAAAATTTTGTCCGTGCTCGGTGAGTATAGGCGAAAAATTCGCCACGTTTATTTTTGGCAATAGAGCATCCAGGATTTCCGAAACGCTTTTTCATCTCCTCACGTTCCGCCGTGGTGAGGGGAATTTTGTCCATTTTTTCGAGTAATATTTGCTGAAAAGTTTTCATTTATCAATCTCAATTTTGTATCCTGGAAGATTATCCTTTATAAATTGCTCGGCCTCTTCCGGTGTTTTAAAGGATTTGCTCGTAACTGGGTCTGGCTCATCCTTCTCATATATGAACCATCTGGAAGTCGTTTTGCTTACAACCAGAGGTAACTTTTTGTCCGGTGTATAATTTAATTTTAACTTGGCTTCGAATATTTCCTTGAAAGTTTTCATTTTGCCTTCCACCAGATATTATTTGCGTTTTCATCGTCCCCATGTTTTACACTTTTCTGGAGGTCGAAAAATTCCTCTTTCTTGATGAATTTCTTTTTCCATTTTTTCAAAACATCGACCAACTGCTCATAATAATCTCTGTCCCACCGGTCATTTGCATTATATATTTCATTTCTGGCGGCATCAATGACTGGTTGGATTTTCTTTTTGGTATCGGCGGCGAGTTGTTTTTTCGTGAGCTTTTTGGCTTTGAGAAGAATGGTAATCCAACCCTTTTCTTCCGGTGAATATTGGAACTCGACACCCTTTAAAATTGATTTGAGGATTTTATTGAGACGTTTATCGCCTGTGAAATTTGGATGGTCATCATCTTCTTCACCACCTCTATCTGTAAAAAAATCATGGTCGCGAATCATCAAATCCCACCAGTCACCATTTTGGCGGACTGGGTCTGACATTTCGGGATTGATTTGGCGTTTGATTGTATTTAAATATTCTTCGGCCTGCTCTCTGGAAACGGCTTTTTTGGCTTCTGTCAGATAATGCTCTTTAAAAGTTTGCATAAAATTCCTTTTTATGGTCGGAGATAGAGGATTCGAACCTCCGACTTCGCGGACCCAAACCGCGCGCTCTGTCCAGACTGAGCTAATCTCCGATTAAACTTCGGTTGTATCTTTGCTGACTGGTATCGGGTCGGGGTCCATAGGTTCTCTCCTTATAGGTATTTTCCAAGAGTTATTTTATCAAACTCTTTTTTCATTTTTTTGGCAGCAATAAGGTCTTTTGAAAATTCGCCGGTCTCACCGTTTAAACTATTTAATGCACCGACAAAGGAATCCATATTATCAACAATGCCATAAAAGCGGTCTTTGACGTTATTGACCAAAGTATTATCTGCGCTTCTTAACATATCACGGATTTGAGAATCCTTACTCGCCTCTTTTACTATCTGCTTGACTGTTTTCAATTTTGACCTCTGCAATGGTTACAGGTTCAAGTATTATTCGGCAAAACGGACAAATTTGTCCCGCCATTTTTATAACTGGCACAACGTCTCGGCGACATCTTTTACAGTTTAACTTATTTGGAGAACATTTCATTGTCATCCTTGCTATTTCTATTTACCTCTAAGCGTTTTAGCTTTAGCTTATCATGGAATTTTTTCATCATTTTCTTAGTTTTTGGGCTGTTTTCAATGATGGTCTCCGCCGATTGACCCCTGCTCAAATCCCTTGTCCGGCCATAAGCAAACTCGGTATTGACCCCGAATTTATAATTGACTATTCCAGTAAAGCGATTTTTGAGCGGATTCCATATCTGGATGTTTGCCTCTTTCAATTCATCGGTTGACCAAATAACCCATAAAAAGTCGCATGTGGCCGGTAATCCGTATGATTCTGCAACATCGGTCATACTGATATTGGTTGAATTTGCTCCGCTACGATTTACTTGAGTGCCGGTCAATATAGCAATTTTATATTCAACGGCCAGTCCCCGCAACTCCTCTGCGATGGCTTTAATGATAGAATATGAATTACCTTCAGAATATCGGTCCGATCGCATAAGGTTAACGTAATCCACAACAATAACCTGCGGCATAAAATCCTTTTTAATTTTTAACTCTTCGAGATGTGCTCGAATCGATGCTGTGCTAAATGCTCCGGTTGGAAATTCCTTTATAATCAACCGACCAAATGCCTTCAGTTTTAATTGGTTGATTTTACCTTTAAAAGTTTCAAATTTTAGATCCGTTATGTCGTTTATTTCTACATTAAGCCAGTTGGCTTCATGCTTTTGGGAGATTTTCTCCTCCGACATTTCACCGGTTATGTATAAAACATTGTGGCTGTTGGCAACAAGGTCTGCAGAAATCGATGCCATGCAGTTTGTTTTGCCTTCGCCGGTATCCCCCATCACACAAGAGAGGGTCTTTGGTTCAATCCCGCCGCCTGTTACCAGATTAAATTTATGGAGTTTAGTTGCAAATTTGGTCGTAACCGCATTATATGTTTTCCATCGCTCGGCGATTGATTTCTCATTAAAGAAATCAATTCCCATATGGGTATCAAAGGAGACGGCCAGTGCATTTTTAACAAGGTCAAAAACGATATTATTTGACTTTTTCTCATCCTGCAAAATATCAGAGGATGTTACGATAGCGTTTTCAAGTGCCTGTTTTTTGCACCATTCTTCGGTCTCGTCAAATAGCCAATCATCGTTATATTTTTCTTTGGTTTGGTCCTCAATTCCCTTTATCCGTTCCATAATATTATCGAACTGGTCTTCGGAGAATTTATCGGATTTTGATAGCGCAACCCGCAGAACATTATAGGTTGGGATTTTATAATATCGATTTACATATGCCCGAATTATGCGAAAAATGGTGCGGTCTTCAAACTCATCAAAGTAACTTTGCTCGATATATGGGATTACTTTGCGGGAAAACTTATGGTTTTCAATCAACTGTTCGAGAAGGATATGCTCCATGATTTAGGATACCATATTCACGATAGATTGTCACATTACTTTTAATTTAGGACGTTTTTTCTTGGACGTGTCTTTATTGGGCTCAAGGGAATATTTGCTCTGCCGGACTGGGACTGCTCTATTGGAACCTCTTTTTTCTCTTTCGCCGCCTGGACTTTTGGCAACACTTCGGCGAGCAGCATACCCATCCTTGTGCCACCCGACACCACCATTTTTACCCAATTGAAAATTGCTCTTTGAGATTTCAACTTTTTTACAAAGGGATTTGCATTTGGGGCAGGGCTTATCCTTTCCTTCATTTTTAAAATCCAATACCTCAAATGTTATTTTGCAGGCTTTACATTCATATTCATAAATCGCCATTTTCTATCCTTTCAAATTCATTTGATATTATCGTTTGCACTTCTTGATGGATTGCTATTTTTGTCGGCTCATCATATTGACTGTCGTTATATGATATAGATATTCCGCCATTATGTTTATCGACCATGATAACCACGGGAAAATTATCAAACTTTTTTAGCTTGATAACGGCATAATTTCCGATTGATACTGACGTGGGCGGCTTGCGATATTTACTTTTCCAACTCCCTGTCAACATCATCTTCAATTTCGTGAGTAGAGCGGTCATCGATATCCTCTTCCATGTCATCGAAAAATGAGAATTTTTTGTCTTCCAGGCCGAAACCAAACTCGGTCAAGATTGCTTTGCGGAGTTGCTCCAAAACATCTCCGGTGATATATTTGGATGCCTTTTGACGGACGTCTTTCATTTTGGCAGATGTGCCATCCGGCAGAATATAATTTTGAGCATCCTTTTTGAAAACCTCTAACTCTGCGGCCTTATTTACCAAATCAGAAAAGCGATACATTCCTCTCGTAAAGGATATTAATACCTTTATCTGTTTGTTTTCCTTCATATAACGGGACTTGCGGGTATTTAGCGATATCATTATCCCGATTTGTTGCTTGGCTGAATCCTTTTCCTTGGCCTTTGTTAGCACCAAAGAGATATCGGACATATATTTGACTCCGCCGCCGCCAGAGGTTTCATCTTCGGCGTATTCGGACATGACTTTATAAGTATGGTTTACAATCAGCAGTGGGATTTGTGCCATTGCAATTTTTAGCGATATAGTGCGGCTCATTCCCCGAATAAGCTGTGCACGGGTCATATCTCGGGTTTGCGGCCCACCTTTTTTAGATCGCTTGTCAGTGCGGATGATAGTGGACTCGGCTATTGTCCCCAAGTTCCCCAAACTATCAAGCACCATAATTATTTCGTGCCGGTCTTTTAGCTTTTTGAGTTCCGGTTTGTCCTTTTTGCCTTTGTCTTTTTTGATTGCTTTGGCATTCTCCACTTCGGCTTTGATATTAAATTCATCGATTTTGGCATTGGATTCAACGACTTTATCGATGATATTGGTCGCCTGAGTTCGGAATTCCTCAACAGTCTGCACCGGCAAAATCAAAATTTTATCATCCGGGATGCCGATTTGTTTTGCCATTTCTATGACCGTGGATGCCTCAGATTCAAAAAATATGACCGTGGAGTTTTTGACTTGGCTTAAATAGGCTTTGACGATGATGGAAACAAAGAGAGATTTTGCGACCCCGGACTCGCCGGAAATCATGACCCGCTTGCCCTTTGGGATGCCTTTAAATATGTCCCCGTCCGATAAAATGGCGTTGAGGGCATAACAGCCGGTATCAATCCACTCTTTGACTTCATATGGATTCTCTTCATCGATTGTAAAAGCATATTCATTGCCGGATATTTTTTTCAGTGTCTTAAAAAATTGGCTCATTATTCTCCTTTATGTAACCATTTTAAATATTTTGCCCGTTCCAATCTGACTGGGTCATCGGATTTAAATTCTTCTTTGATACATTTTTCACAAAAAATAATAGCTCCG